GAAAATTGTCAAAAGAGAACTAATTGCAGGCAGCACCGCAACCAGCCCCACAAATGCTGTCGTCAATACCGCCAAGGTTGGGGCTAAACCTGGAACATTTTGCAGTAACCATGCGAAGCCTTCAAGCACAGGCGCAAAGGCTTGCAATACAGTTGACAAAGCTGGCGCAAATTCTGTGCCAAAGGTAATGGCCAAAGCATCTAAATTATTTTGAGCTAACTTTATTTGATTTGCAGTTGTTGCAGACCTTGTTAAAAATTCTTTTAAAGTTGAACCGGCGTACTTTGATTTGTCGCCAACAAGTCGCATTGACTTTTCGAGCAATGCAGTATTGTTAATCAAAGGCAAAATCCCTCTTGCTTCGTCGCCAAAAAGGTCGGAAATGACAGAAAGCTGCGCTTCTTTAGGCAGCTCGCGAATGCGGTTAAATACATCGGTAATTGTTCCGATGGCGTCTTCTTGCAACCCTTTTGCTAAAGCTTTAGCCGCTGCAGTAGCGCCAGCTTTTGCCTTGGCTTTAATTTCGGCCAACCTTGCTTCCATCAGCTGGGTTTCTTTGGCCTGCGACTCTTCAAAGTTAGATTGAAGGCCAGCTAGCTCAGCGTCTTTTCTATCGTTCATGTCATCGCTAATTTGCTGCAATCGATCACGATTAAAACGGCGCTGTTGTTTTAATTCATCTTGCGCTTGATCTCTTATCACGTCAATTCTTTCGTCATAACGATCGCGAATTGCATTGATTTCATTTTTGGCAGACCTGCCACTTGCTTCGGCTCTTTGCCGTGCTGCTTCAATTTCATTCTCTTGCTGGCGCTGCAAGCCTTTAATTTGCGCATCCACGCGATCTTGCACTTGCTCCTCGAATGCTTCCGATTCGTCGTCAAAATTGTCCTGAATGCTTCGCATTTGATCACGAAACCTTCTATTCAATTCTTTAGACAACTCGTTGGTTTCATGCCTTGCCGCTTCAATTCGCTGCTCGCTTTGCGTGCGAGCCTCTTGGGTGTAACGTTCTTCGTTTACAACAGCATCATCTTGTGCATATCCCAAGCGGGTAAGCGCACTAATCTGGCGGTCTGTCATGCTTGGACCGCGAGACAACGCCTTGATCATGTTGCGAAAACTAGTGCCAGCGACATCAGCTTCAGCGCCAGCTGAAATCATTGCGGCGCCAAACGCGGCGGTTTCTTCAGCGGTTAAGCCTGCAGACTTACCAGCCTGACCAGCGCGCAAAGTGAAATCAACAATCTGCGATGCTGATGATGCGCTGTTATTGCTTAGGTGATTCATTGCATCAGTTAAATCACCAACTTCGCTAATTGAAAGCCCAAGAGAAGTTTGCAATTTTGCCATCGCTGTGCCAGCTTGCTCAGCTGTCATGTCAAAAGCAACAGCAACTTGAGCGACTTGCGTGGCAAATTCTTTTAGGTCTTCGCGAGCAATGCCGGCCTGGCCCGCTGCTGCATAGATCTCGGCAAACCCTTTGGCAGCAATTGGCATCTGCCTAGATAAATCTATAATCTCATCGCTGATTTCTTGGAAAGCTTTAGGGCTTTCTAGCCCATCAACAACCTTTCGAACATCAGCCATTGATGATTCAAAATCAATGGCGGCTTTTGTCGATAATGCAATTGCAGCGCCAAAAGCAGTGGCCGCCACTGCGGCAGTGCGAAATAGACGCGAGTCAAGCATCTGTTTGAAACGCTTCTCGGCCTTTCTTGCTGATTTCTCAGCTTCTCCAATCCCCTTGGAGAGCTTGCGCAAGCTATCTAAGCCAGAAACCTTGGCGGTGATTCGTAAAAGGCTTTCAAGGTTCATTTGCTTCTAGCCTTACGTTTTGCAGCCTTTGCCTGCTTTTCAGCAGTCTCAGCGAACAGATGCAGCGCATGGCCTTCCATCACTTGCAAGTCGTCGAGCATTTGGCCTTTATCCTCCACAGCATAAACGGTGCAGAGTTCTAAAACCACTCCATAGTCCAAGCCAACTGGCCCGCCAGGTCCTGTTCTCCATTGCGTTTGACAACGGAGAAACATTTTGACCACTTCTACATGATCCGGCCAAATTTCATAATTTTCTGTTTCAAATAAATGATCCGGCAATTCGATGTTGAGGCGTTCGGCGTCACGCCTCAATTCATCATTGGCACCGCTGTCCCCTGCAAACCAATGGTCAACGGCGCCAGTCAGTTTTTTCTTTTTGCCACTTCAAGGCTTTCAAACCATGCCCGGACGATTTGACCGGCAACCGTTGGAATTTCTAAAAGTTGGTCCAATGCCTTGGGGCTGAAAGGAATCTCGTTCCCATCATCATCAAGGACATTAGACCAACCAGCCAAAAGCTCAATCGCTGCGTCTTGATCCTCAAGACCTTCGTCCTCATTCAAACGACCCCGCTCCATTGCTCGGGCTTGACGCACGATTTCATTGATGCGGGTCTGCGGCAGGCGTTTGAACTCACCGTCGAAAGTGTGCTTTTCGCGCCTGCCTCCATCGACTGGCAAAATCAATGTGATCGGCCAGGTGTAGGTCGCTGATTGCTTGAGGACAAAGGCCATAAATCAAGTCAGAACAAAGGACAGCTCGTCATTGCCCGCGGTCGTTGGAGTTGCAGTGTAAGGAAGGGTGATCATTTGAATCCCGTCCTGGTCTGCATACGCTGGCGAACCGAGGTCAGTTTGAGGAGAACTGAATGCCACAATATTGCCAGCAACTGTGCCGTGTGTAAACGACAAGCCACCAGTTGAAGTGCCGGTTGCATCGGTAAAGAAATCATGAGTAGCAAGACTTACGGCTTCAACAGTCACTTCGCCTGCCGGCTTGCGATCAGTTAGAAGCACTTCTTTGGTGCCGCCAATCAGCTCGCGGTAAATATTCTCGTTTGCAATGTCAAGAGACAAAGCTTGCAGAATACCGCTGTAACCAAAAATTGAGAAACTGCTGGTGTTGCCTTGGCGGAACAGAACCGGCGTTGCTTGGTCTGTGTAGGTAGCAGTGGGAAGCGATGTATCGGTGGGGGCGTTGTAAATGCCCATCATGGTAAAGCTCAGCGTAGGAATCGCATTCACTTCACAGTTCATCGAAAACGTGCCACGGCACCCAGTGATCTTGTGGCGGATGCCATCATTATCGAAATACAAGGTGCAGCTTTCAAAACCGCTGCTGACTGGTGCATAAGTCACCGACGTCGAAGCAACAATGGTTTCACCCATGCCGCAAGCCCGAAAAATTGGCCCCCATTTAGGTGCAGTGCCAGCAGTGCCGGAACCTGCTAGTTCAACTTCAAAAGTTACTTCAACATGCTGATTCCCCAAAAGTTGCTCAAAATTGCCAAGATAGGGACGCACAAGTTCACGCTCCACCACGTCGGCATTAAGTGGAGTGATTTCTAAGCTGCGCACGAGAACGGCATCAGTGCCAGAAGGGGTGGCGTCTGTGCCGTAGGTTGATTCAATCGCTGCCGTCAGAAGGCGTTTCCGCGATAGGAGAGTCATCAGTCAAGTCCTCTGGCAAAGATGAATGAGGGGTGGCCGGCTTGGTTTGCTGCAAAAGCTTCACCTTGCCAGTTTTTGGGTTCAGCAGGTAAGAGCCGCCTTGCCCTTGGTTTTCACTTTCCATCGTAGCTCCCACTTAACTACTCAAGTCTGACACTGAAGTGCGGTAACGAACAACATATTCGCAGCTGATAACGCCTGCAGGTTGGTCAGCATCCAACAGCTCAAAGTTCACAGAGTCAGGCTGCACGTCTATTGCATACCCTCCCAAGGAAAGGTCAGCAACAATTTTTGAATGCATGTCTTCAACAATCGGATCAGCCGCCTGGTCAGGAACATCAGCCCGAACAATCACAGCCGCACGAACGCGCATGGTCCAATCCAATGTTGGAAGACTGGTGTTTTGAACTGAAGAATCACTAATTGGCTCAATCACGATCGCAGGCGATTCGCCCCGCGCTAATGGGACAACACGACTGCGATAGATTCGCGTGCCAACCCCGGTAGTGCCAGTCACTGCCGTTTTGATTGCAGCAAGAATAGATTCGCGCTTAGTGGTCACGCCTTCACCTCAATGGCACTAATCCGCCCGCGTTGGAATTGAATGGTGGTCGTGTCGTTAATATTGGCCACATACAGCGCCACCTCGTCACCATCAGCTAGCTCAACCATCCAAAAGCAAAACAGCTTGGCAATCTGCCCAGTTGATCCTGAGAATGCGCGACATTCAGACTGGTCAATGCCGACGCCATTTTTTGCCAGCTTAATTCCAAGCGTGTGGTTGTTGCCAGCGTATGCGTCCATGCTGGCTTGCACTTGAAATAGCTTCGTTGCGCCGCTGTCGTTTTTGATTGCAAAGGTGTCAGACGTGCCGAGCACGGTCTGATAATCAGTGCTGCTATCAAAAGTTGCAGTTAAACCAGTGCTTTGATACGTACCGGCCGCACCAATGGTGATGGTTCCACTGGTTGCTTTGCTGGCCTGGCCACGGGCCAAAACGCCCTCGATGTAATAGCTAAGGCTGCTCCATGCAGTAGAGCCG